TTTCATTGATAAAGATGCGAAGAGAACTATCGCAGAAGTGCGTTTCGGAAGAAGCGAACTTGCTGATGAAATTTTTAATGATGTGCAAGATGGCATACGTCAAAATGTCTCAGTCGGGTACAACATAACAAGCATGGAAAGAGATTCATCTTTTGATGAACCTGCTTATCGAGTGGCTTTCCAACCATTAGAAGCATCCATAGTAAGCGTTCCAGCAGATCAAAGTCAGAATGTGGGAATCGCAAGAAGTGATGATGCAGCTAAAGAATTGCCAGAAATAGAAGTAGAGGTAATAAAAGCCGAAGCTGAGAGTTCTGGTGTAATAATTAAAAATAACAACATTGGAAAAACAATGGAACAAAAAGAAGAAATAAACGTTGAAGAAGTGAAAGCTACAACTGTTTCAGAAACACAAAAAAGAATCGCAAAAGAAAATGATGAGATTCTTGAATTGGGTGCGAGACATCAACAGCAAGAACTTTCGAGACAAGCAATTAAAGATGGAACTGATCTTGAGACATTCAGAGGACAACTGCTTAACACTATACCTTCTGGACAACCTTTGGAAACTGCCGAAATAGGTTTGACTGAAAAAGAATCCAGAGACTTTAGTATTTTAAAGGCCGTTTATGCTATGTCTAACCCTACTAATCGTAAGGCACAAGAAGACGCTAAATTTGAATTTGAGGCCTCTCAGGCAGCAAAAGAAAAATACGGAAGAAATTCCGAAGGTCTTACTTTACCAAGTGAAGTAATGGGTACATGGACCAGGGACATTAACACAACAGACGATGCAGGCGGCATCGGAGAAGATTTCAGAAGAGGAGACTTCATCAATGCACTAAGAGATGCGTCTGGTGTTATTAGAGCAGGGGCAACTATATTCCCTGATCTAGTAGATAACGTCAAGATTCCTAAACAAACTGGCGTATCAACTGCAACCTGGATTGCAACCGAAGGTGGTTCTGTGACAGAATCAGAACTTACTTTAGGTTCAGTCACGATGTCTCCAAATACCATATCTGCGTACACAGATATAACTAACAAGATGCTTGCTAATTCCTCTCTATCAATAGAGACATTAGTAAGAAATGATCTTGCTGCTGGTATCGGTAAAGTAGTGGATACGGGTGCTATGACGGGTTCTGGAAGTTCTGGTCAACCGACAGGAATAAACTCTGCAACTGGCGTTAATAGTGTCACATTAGATACAGCTTCAACCCCAACTTGGGCCGAAGCAGTAGAAATGGAATCATTGGTTCTAGCTGATAACGTACCATTTAACAGACCTGGTTATTTAACTAACTCAACTGTAGTAGGAAACCTAAAAACTACAGCGAAAGCTAGTAATACAGCAGTCTTTATTATGGACGGAGATGGTAGAGTCAACGGACATCCTGTGACTATCAGTAATGCTGTAGCGAGTGGTTATATTTACTTTGGAATGTGGTCTGATTTATTGATTGGGTTTTTCGGCTCGATTGATATTTTAACGGATCCATATACGGCCGCTACGAACAACTTAACTAGAATTAGGGCTACCCAATTCTGTGATGTTGCTGTTAGACATGGACAATCGTTCACCAAGGCAACAGCTTAATAGCTAAATAGTGTGAAGGGGCTAATAACCCCTTCCACCTTTTAAGGAAAAGATATGAAAAAGTACGAAGTTCTTAAAAATTGTGTAATAGAAGGAAGCGATTTTTCTATTGGAGATACAGTTGAATTAGAAGAACCTATAGCAGTAGGTCTATTGGCTGCAGGCCAAGTAGCTGAACAAGTAGGTGAAACTGAGAAAACTGATCGTTCCGTAGGATTAGATTCTTCTGATACTAAACCAGTTAAGAAAAGAAGTAAGAAGAAATAAATATGGTACTGGAATCTGCTAGTGATTTAGCTGGATATTTTGATACTTCAGCACACGGAACAAGTGCTACCATTACTATTAATGGTTCTAGTTCCTCGATTAATGTAATACTTAATAAAGAGTATTTTGCGATTGATCCTGGGATGGGTATTGATGTTGATGGAACGCAGCCCGTAGTGACGGGTAGAAGTTCCGATATGTCAGGAGTAGATAATGCAGATACCATACTTATTGATTCAATAACTTATAATATTGTTGACGTACAACCAGACGGAGTGGGCTGTACAGCACTTGTACTAGAAGAACAATAATGGCGCATATTAGACAACAAATACGAGAACGAGCAGCGAGTACGTTGGGTTCATTAACTACTACGAGTTCCCGTGTCTATCAATCTAGGGTTTATCCACTAGGATCTAATAATTTACCAGGATTGTTAATTTATACTCAGAGTGAAGATTCGATGCCAGAAACGATGGGAACGTCACGATTAATTATGAGAACATTGTCTCTAGTGGTTGAAGGATATGTGAAACAAGTTAGCAATTTCGATGATAAAGTAGATTTAATCTGCAGCGAAGTCGAAACAGCTATGGCAGGAGATATTACATTAAATGGATTGGCTAAAGATTCATTCCTACAATCAACAGAAATAGTTTATAACGCAGAAGGTGATCAACCAGTCGGGGCGTGTACTATGACTTATTCAGTCATATATGCAAATGCCGAAGCTGATCCCGATACTGCAGTTTAAAGGAACATATATGGCAAAAAGAAAGATTTTATATTCTCCACAAGGTCAGGAAGCTATTGAAGTACCTGAACACCGAGTAGAGTTTTTAAAAAGCAAAGGTTGGACTGAAGAGGTGAAAGCCACTAAGTCTGTTAGTAAAACAAAAAAAAATAAAGAGGAAAAATAAATGGCAACACATTCAGGAAAAGACGGACTCGTAAAAGTCGGTGCTAATACTGTAGCCGAAGTAAGAAATTGGTCTTTAGATCTATCTGCAGACACAATAGAAGATACTGTAATGGGCGATGCAGCCCGTTCATATCTTGTTGGACTTACAACAGCTTCAGCAAGTTTCGATTGTTATTGGGATGAAACGGATACAAACGGGCAGCAAGCCGTAGATCCAGGATCGTCTATAACATTGGTGCTATATCCCGAGGGGGCCGATTCTGGTGATAGTTATTTCACAGGTACGGCTCTTGTGACATCAAAGGCAATCACAGGCACGTTTGATGGTATGGTTGAAGCTAGTTATTCGGCAACTTACTCAGGTGCCGTGACAGAAGCGACAGTCTAACGTGAGGGCGATAGATAGAGCAGTATCCCATTTCGATTCTATAGAAGTAAAAAAGCTAGAGATCGAAGAGTGGGGTGATGAATCAGGCCCTTTAGTTATTTATGCGAAACCATTAACATTAAATGAGTCGCAAAAGTTATATAAACTTTCGAAGAATGATGATTTAGCTTTGTTGGCCTATGCTTTAATTCATAAGGCATTGGATGAACAAGGTGAACATCTTTTTACTTTAGAAGACAAAAATAAGTTAATGAATCACACAGACGTTGGGCTATTGACTACGATTGGAACCTGGATAATGGGTTCGGAAGATATAGAGGTAGCCGAAAAAAAATAAGGGCCGATGCTGACCTATTTACCCAATATGCGTTAGCTGATCGTTTACACAAAACTCTTAGTGAGTTGCGTGAAATGACAGTTGAAGAATATGTCCATTGGATAGCGTATATCAAGGTATTAGAAGAAAAGAAAAAATAGATGGCACAGACGAAATATAAAATAGTAATAGATGCAGTTAACAGGGCTTCAAAAGTCTTCAGGTCTGTTCAGAAGGGTTTAGCTAAAGTTGGCGCAGTAGCTAAAGGAATGACCAAGATCTTAGGTGGTGTTGGTCTGGCTGTTGCGGCCGTAGGTGCGGCCTTTATTGCTATGGGTAAAAAAGCATTTGATACCCTGGACAGCATCGGCAAAACAGCAACCCGAACTGGGTTTGCAGCAGAAACCCTACAAGCACTTAGGTTAGGGGCAGTAGAGAGTGGTTCTTCGGTAGAAGCATTAAATAAAGCTATTGAGAAATTTTCTAAAAATATCGGTGATGTTATTGTTAAAGGTACAGGAGAGGCCACTTACGCCCTGGACAGAATGGGAATTACTTTATATGACAATGAAGGAATATTAAAAAGCAATGACCAGATATTAAGAGAAGTCACCGAAGGCATAAAAAATATGTCAAGTGAAGTTGAGAGAAATTCAGCTTTACAAGGATTTTTTGGTCGTCAAGGTATATTGATGAATCAGGTCTTCGCTGATGGGGTGAGGGGACTAGACCTATGGATTTCTAAAGCAAGAGAAATGGGTTTTGTCGTTAATGGAGAAGCAATTAAGTCCGTAGAAAATTTTAATGATAGATTTTCTGAACTGAAATTTATGATTTCAGGATTGGTTAATCAAACCTTTGCAGCATTGGCCCCAGGATTAGAAGAACAGATTACTAAATTCAAAGATTGGGCTGTTGAGACAGCTAAAGCAAAAGGTGGATTAGAAGATATAGGTAAAACTATTGCTTCTACTCTTGTTGAAAAATTAGCAGCAGGACTAGAAGGGATAGGAGTTTTTGCAGATTCAATAGAGAAATTTGCAGTTGCCGTAAAAAATAATTTTTATGAAGTTGCCATTGCTGTATCCACTTTTGCTGATTCAATTCCATTTACAGCAGATCAAACCGAAAATATAGCTAACTTACAATCTAAACTTTCAAAAGCAACAGGGCAAGCAGGCAGATCTATGAAGGTTGCTGCTCAGAGTGTTAGGGCGTTAGGAAAAGGAATACTTGAAGCTAATAAACCGACAGAGGATCTAGATAATAAATTAGAAGATTCTAAAGGAAAACTTAACGGGATGCTAAGA